TGACGTGTCGTTGAACTCGACAGAGGCGTTGGCACTTGGGCTGGTCGATTCTGTTCGTTGAGGTGACATGGAATGGCACGTCACGGACCTGATAAGGAAACTTGCGGTGCGCAGCGCGCCAACCAGGAACCGGGCGTGTTGTGCGATAACGTTGCAGGTGAGGGCACAGAACACCTAGGCGTTGGTCGCTGTAAGTTCCACGGTGGATCTACTCCGTCGCACAATCAATCTGCGCAGGTAGAACTGGCTAGGCGTGCCTGCGATCGTCTCGGGTTGCGTGTCGAAGTCAGTCCGATTGAGTCGCTACTTGACGCGGTGTACGAAGCCTCCGGCAACGTGGAATATTACCGCTCTTTGGTGGCGCAGTTGCCGTCTCATCCTGAAGATGACGAGATGGTTGGGTTCGACAAGAACGACAAGCCGCAGTACCGACATGGCGACCCCGGCATCTACGGCAAGACGTATCACGTCTCCGGACTGCCAACAGGTGAAGCCAAGAAACACATTCTCGTGCAGATGTACGACGACGAGCGCGACCGACTAGCGAAGTATCGGCACGATGCCATCTCGTTAGGGATCGAGTCGCGTCGGGTTCAGCTGGAAGAGAATCGCGCGGCGGAGGTGTTCAGAGCTGTGTCGGAGGCACTGGCACTGATGGGGTTGGAGGCAAGGTTCAGTGAGTTCCGTGAACACTTCGCCACTGCCATCACTAACGGACGACGCTCCGTTTTGGCGTGAACTAGAGCGACAAGCACGGCCTATTGAGGTTGTAGCCGGATATGACTACGACACTCCCGGCAAACTCGCCAAGGCGCTCGATCCGATGATGGTTCAGACTCCCGCGCTGGACATCATTGACGAGGCATTGGTTGACGTTGATCTAGCCGTTGGCGTCATGCTTAATCGCAGACGACTGTTCGCCAAGTACCGCGATGCTGGCATGTCTGACGAGGAAGCGCGCGACTGTAGCGAATCTGAAGTTCCTAGTGCTGGCACTGATCGGCTGATTATGTCGATGCCTCCACAGGAAGGAAAAAGCGAACGCGCGACGCACTACGGCGCGTTGTGGATGCTCCGCCGTCATCCGGAGTTGCGCATCGCTATTGTTTCGTATGAGGAACGCATCGCCCAACGCATGTCGTACCTGTTGCGTAGCGATATTGAAACGTTCGACGGCAACGAAGGCAACTTCGACGTGGGATTGCGGCTACGTAGGGACAACAGGTCCGTTGGTGCATGGAACCTGCGTGATGATCGTGGGTCAATGTACGCCATCGGTATTGGTGGTGCGCTCACTGGACGCCCCGTAGACCTGTTGATCATCGATGACCCTGTGAAGGACTACAGGGCCGCTGATTCGTCGCTCCTGAGCGATTTGGCGTGGCAATGGTGGATGTCTGTGGCCCGTGCTCGTCTCGCTCCTGGTGCTCCGACGATCATGATCCTGACGCGGTGGCACGAATCGGACATGGCTGGTCGATTGCTCGCTAAGCAGCGCGAGGATGAGCACTCTGAACTGAAGCACTATGACCGTTGGCGTGTCATCAATATCTCGGCACAAGCAGACTACGACCCAGAGAAGGGCGAGTCTGATCCACTAGGGCGTAAGCCTGGCGAGTTCATGGTGTCTGCTCGTGGACGCACTCAGGCACAATGGGAAGCGACCAAGGCCGCTACTACGCCGCGCATCTGGTCAGCGTTGTTTCAAGGACGGCCGTCGCCGGATACTGGTGACGTGTTTCACCGTCAGTGGTGGATGCGATACGAGACGCCGATCTGGTCACAGAACGCCGACGGCACGTTCCATATCCACGAGGCGTCTGAGATCATTCAATCGTGGGACATGACGTTCAAGGACAAAGAGTCGTCTGACTTTGTGGTCGGGCAGGTGTGGGCGCGCAAGGGTGCGTACGTTTATCTCGTGGATCAGGTGCGGGCACGGCTGAACTTCACGAGCACTGTTGACGCCTTTCGTCGCATGACCGCACGATGGCCACAGGCAACAGTCAAACTCGTTGAGGACACTGCTAACGGTCCTGCCGTCGTGAGTGCATTGCGTCGCGAGATTGGCGGGATTATCCCGTTACCGGCCAAAGGTTCTAAGTCGAATCACACAACGTGTTCTTGCCGATGCCAGACATCGCACTGTACGACGTTGAGGCACTGATTGAGGAATGCACGCAATTTCCGAACTCAGCACACGATGACCAAGTGGATGCACTCAGCCAGGCATTGTCTCGCATGTACCTCAAGGGATCGGCTGCGAAAGATTGGTTAGAGTCGCTAGCTCCACCGTGTCGCAACTGCGGGCAACCGAACAGCCCTGACGCTGAGGTGTGTTCGAAGTGTGATCAAAAACTACACGATGAGGTTGTGATTGAGGTGGGTGCTGAACCAGAACCACCGCCACGATTTGATCCGTGGGCGATGGGCACAGTTCCTCCGATGAGCAATCACAATCAGGCCGTTATGGACGCGATCCGACAGTACGGACCTATGCGCTAAGACGACGGAAAAGAGATCGACTTGGTAAGCGCACATGATGAACTGTTCAGACAGGATCAGCTTGATCTGAACAAGCAGGACGAACACGAGCAGATCAGGGAACTGATCAGAAAACTAGGAGAGACAATGGCAGCGATTGATGATCTGACGGCGGCAGTTACCGCCAACACTGCGGCAGTTGACGCGGCTATCGCCGCATTCGGTAGTGTGACGCTTGACGCGGACGTTGAGGCTCAGGTGGCACTTCTGACCGCCGACACCGCTGCGCTGGTTGCGGCTACGCCCGCTGCTCCTGCTGCGGCTCCGGCCGCGCCAGTTGCGGCTGAAGCACCGGCATTCGATACACCAGTCGCTTAACGACGCTAGAAGGGGACGGGTCACGTCGCAGACGGATACGCGTGGCCCGTCCCGCTAGACCATGCTTTAACTACGTTACGAAAGATCACTATGGCCGTCCGTTTTTTCCTTGTTGCAGCAGTCGTGCTGTTCGTATTCGGTTTGATCGCGTCTGTCGTGCATGGTGGCGTGTTCATCACGGCTCACTGGTACACCTGGTGCGTCTCGGGACTTATCTCGTGGGCACTTGATCAGTTGCTTGTCGTCTACAACACCGCGCATCCTCGTCAGGTACCCGGGTGAGCATCCTCTTTATTCTCGTCATTGTGCTCGTGGTGTTGGGCATTGTTTACCTCATTCGGCGGTTCTGACTAAAGACGTTGCGTTGTGATCTCCGCTCTAAAATGGCGCGGATGACAGGTAGTTTACGACCCGCGGAGGGGAACGAATGGCGATTCCTCTACTGCGGAGGCGTAGGACTCAGAACGAAGCGTCAATGGAGGCGGCTGTCGCTCGTGCTGTTCAGGCACAGTTTGACAAGGCGCTGAGCCCTGCCGTTGCTCAGGCTGCTGCCAACTCACAGGGCGGCGTTAGCGGGGCGACCTACATCCCTGGCAGGTCTACGCCGTTCGGACAGACGGGTGGCGGCACAGACGCAGTTGCATTACCGCGTCCGAACGAGGACTTTAACTCGCTGTTTGGACCAGGGGTTCCGCTTTTCCCTTCCCCGCTCGATCCGTTGGGTTTGTCCGGTCGTGCCATGCCTCGTCGCTATCAGTATCAGGTAGCCGCCAACCTTCAACTTGTGGACCGTCAAGTTCCTTGGTCAATGCTCATTAACCTGGCAGAGAACTGTGATGTTGTTGCGCGTTGCATTCAGTTGATCCAGGATGGTATGTGTGGTCGTGTGTGGTCGTGGGGCTTTAGTGACAGCATCATTGAACAGATCATGGACGATACTGGCGAAACGAACCATGCTCGCGCTATGTCACTCGCTAAGGCTAAGTACGGCACTGAGTTAGCGCGCGTCAAGGCGTTCTTTCAGCGTCCGGACGTTCGATCACAGTATTCGTTCAGTCAGTGGATGACAGAGATGTTGTATCAGCACCTCGTATATGACGCCGTGGTCATTTACCCACAGATGACACTAGGTGGCGACCTTTACTCGCTCAACGGCATCGATGGTTCGACCATCAAGATTCTGAAGGACAACCAAGGGTTCCCACCAGAACCACCGTCGCCGGCATTCCAGCAAATCTTGTATGGCTTTCCGCGTGGCGAGTTCCAGGCGACTGACGGTCCCATAGATGGCGAGTACATCAACGATCAGTTGTTGTACTACATGCGCCGTCCGCGACCTAATAGCGTCTATGGATACCCGCAGGTTGAGGAAGTCCTGACGATCGCTACGACGTACCTCGCTCGTCAGGCATGGATGTCGGCT